AGTTCTCCACGAGGTGCAGTATGATTAGCGAGTGCTTGTAGGGATGCGTCGTAGAATGCCGGCTTCATACCGAACTTATCCAGATCGGCATTGATTGCATCTAGCTCAGCAGGAGTTTTAGCGCGAGAGAAAGTATCACGAACCGCCCCGACTGCCTTGCTAACTCCCTCGTCCAGCAGCTTATTAAACCCGTAGATCAGCGGGTGTTCATTGATCTTCGTGATATCCAGCGCCGTCTTGATGTAATTAAAGAACGGGTTATCAGAAGTCTTCTCAAGAAGTTCAGTGCGGGATGCGAACCGAGAGGTGGCAATCTTCGAGTACTGCTTACCCATGTCCTCCAGAGTATTGAATGCAGCCTCATTCCGAAGTCTCACGGCCTCTCGAACCAGCACATCCGATTCACGGAAGTTCTGTTGCAGGATGTCATCAATGATCTTCTGCGGATCAGACTTCGGGAAGAAGTTACTGAACACACCAGCATTCGTCAGATCGCTATTGATGTAGTTCTCATTCAGCGTGCGGGAATACTCATACTCACCCCGCGCCTTGAAGAATTCTTCCGTGTCTGTTTTGGTAACGACCTGATATTGCGGGGGCACCTTATCAATGAGCGCCGCCAACTCTTTCTCAGAGGCCGCATGAATCATTGTCTTGTGCCCAGTTCCAGTGACACGAGGATCAGTGACGAAAGCGAAGTGTGGATAGTTCTTCAGATCCGGACGAATCGGGCGGTAGATCTGCGGAGCCTTTGCATCCGTCTTCCCTTGCTGAGCATGAATGTCGCGCAGTGCCTGAGTACGCTTTCCAGTGGTAGCGATGTGAGCGTCGATTGCATTGGCAGTTTCGACGTTTTTGAGAGATATCAGATCTTCCGGAAATGCCGCGAACATGCTATCGTAATCGAGGCTGGCAGTAGCGTCATCGTAGAAGTTATCGTACGCCCGCTTGGTAATCATGTACTCAGCATCATCCGACCAGCGAACCCAGAGTTGTCCGGATCTAGTGATCTTCTGATTCACAGACTCAAACTCGAATGCTGCCTCTTGCTTCCCACCAAGCTGAACAAGCGGAGTTTGCAGAGCTTCGGCAGTTGTGGCGCGCGCTGCCTGAATTGACTCCCGCGTGATTGCACCAGTAGTTGCCAGTTTACTGCCCAGCGATCCATACCCGCTCGAATCGCTAGTAACCAGTCCTGCACCAGAACCAACACGATTTGCAGTAGCCAGATCTTTCGGAGTGATCGTGGGAATCTGCTCAGCCAACGGACCAAGAACACGAGCAGCTACACGAGCAGCACCTTCCTGAAACATCTTCTGTTGTTCTGCCAGATATGTGATTCCATCGAGGACGTGTGGATTCACTGCCGCCAGATCCTGATCTACGGCGTACACTACCTTCGCGTATTTCGGAAGGAAGACAGGATCGATAACTTCACTGGTAGTTGTGGAAAGTCCGCGCTCTTCCAGCTGAGTCCGGTATCTACGCAGATCAGTCTGGGAAGCGAACAGGTCTTCAATCTCATTCCCGCTAGGAAGTCCTTCGAGGTATGCTTGTCGAGTGTTGACAATGCGAGCGGCGGCCTCAGTTCCCTGTTCGATAGGAATGTGGCTGCATTCAATACTCTGGAGGACATGGGTAAGCAGTACTCGAAGATTGCTACCTCTCGATTCGCCAGCCGTACTGAACTCCTGGAGAAGACTTCTGATAACCCGTTCTTCAACTACATCAAGACCGCGCTGGATATCACGAAGATCAATGAACACCCGCTGATCTACGGGTTCAATAAGTTGCTGGACGAGGGAGTTAGCAAGGCAGTCGGGGCAGTTCGTGATACGTTTGCCAAAGCAAAAAGTCCTGCCGAACTAGATGCTATCAATGCCGATCTAGACCGCTATGGTATGAAGCCAGCATTCTACGACGCCAGCCTGCAAGCACTCGCCAATCATACTGCACCTCGTGGAGAACTCACCAAGTTCGTACGCAGAGCGAATGCACTTCTCAGTCAGTTCACTCTCGGCCTCGATCCGCTGAACGCACTGAACAATGCAATCGGCTCGAACATTCTACGGATGACTGAGCTGAAACATCTGACTCGTGCAATTCAAGATGGCGATTCGGAACTGGCTGGGGAACTAGGTAGTCTGCTGAAAGTGCGGACTCCTGGCGCTCCAGCAGAAGTGACTGCTCCGACAAAGCTGGTTGCAAACGCAATCGCGCAGTTCTGGTCTGATCGCGGCCCACTTCTTGCGAAGTACAAAGAAATGGGAATGATCAAGAGTCGTGCTGAGCAGCTGAAGATGTTGGCAGATGACTTCACATTGAAAGGAACTGAGACCGTCAGTGAGCTGAATCAGCGGATGGATACTGCATTCGCTCGTGCAAAGGAGATGGCACTCACTGGTGAGAAGTTGACTGGTAATGATCTGGCGGAAGAATTCAATCGGTTCATCAGCGCGAATGTGATGGACCAGCTTACCAGTCTGGCTGTCAAGCGTGGTACGATGGATGAAGCAACCGCACGCACATACATCCGCACATTTGTGAATCGGGTAGAAGGGAACATCATTGCTAGCCAGCGCCCGCTGATCTTCCAAGGTCCGGTCGGTCAGGCAGTCAGTCTCTTCCAATCTTACCAGTTCAATCTGCTCCAGCAATTGTTCCGGTATGTTGGTGAAGGGAAGGCAAAAGATCTGGCTATGTTGGCCGGTCTGCAATCCACTCTCTATGGCATTCAATCTATGCCGGCGTTCCAGTTCATGAACGTGCATATCATTGGGCAGGCCTCTGGAAACAAAGAGCATCGGGATACGTACGACGCTGTCTACGGAATAGCGGGCCGCACTGCCGGTGACTGGATTCTCTACGGCATCCCTTCTAATATCTTCCAGACGAACATCTATTCTCGTGGTGATATCAATCCTCGTCACCTGACAATCCTGCCTACCACTCTGCAAGAAATTCCGCTAGTTCAAGGTTGGGGTAAGTTCTTCGGCTCGATGTATGAGACCAGTAAACGAATCGCTGGTGGCGGCGCAGTGTGGGAATCACTTCTGCAAGGTGTCGAACACAATGGCATCTCCAGACCCCTTGCTGGATTCGCTCAAACTCTACAAGCTCTCGGCCCAGATGGACAAGTATATTCCACGTCCTCTAAGGGAACTATCCTCTATCAGAATGATCTCCTAAGCCTTGCTACACTGACAAGACTTGCAGGTGGTCGGCCGATTGATGAAGCAGTTGTGAATGACGCAATGTTCCGTGTGAAATCATATGAGGCCGCACGCAGGAAAGATTCCGCTTCGCTTGCTGAGAAAATCAAGGGTACGCTGATACAAGGTAATCAGCCGACGGAGGAGCAGCTACTTGGATTCGCTCAGCAATACGCTGAACTCGGTGGAAAGCAAAAGGGTTTCAACAAGTACATGATGGATCTTTACCGGTCCGCCAATACTTCTCAAGCCGAACAGATTCAGGGCTCGCTCTCGAATCCGTTCTCGTACAAAGTCCAACTACTTATGGGCGGTGATGAATAATGAGTTATACCTCTGATCCTGCTGCATTCGCTGCAGAAGTTACTCCGTCTGATGTGACAGTTCTGACTCCAACTCGCGGACTGTACATTGGTGGAACTGGTGACGTAGTTGTCACAATGTATGGAAGTGAGAACACGATCACTTTCCCGAACGTGCCAGTTGGCATTCTTCCTGTGCGAGTTACGAAAGTACTTGCAGCTACAGGTGCGACAGATATTGTTGCACTTTGGTAATGTCCTCAGTCTTTCTATCAATCCACTCCCTACCTAAGGAATCCTGACCATGGCTACCTACAACAAGTTCAATCAGTTCGTCGAAGACCTTTGCAAGAAGGTCCATAATCTGGCAACTGATCAGATGAAGATTGCACTCACGAATACTGCACCAGTCGCAGGTAATTCGGTGTATGCTGATCTGACTTCTCCGCTGGGTACCACGAACCTCTCTGGTGCCACGCCATTCAATGTAACCACCACTTCTTGCGAACAGGCTAGCGGGGTGGTCACCTTCATTCTTGCTGATCTGGTACTCACTGCAACTGGCGCCGTCGGTCCGTTCCGATATGTTGTTCTGTACAATGACACTCCTACGAGTCCGGCAGATCCGCTGATTGCTTGGTGGGAATATCCGGGCGGCAGCATCAGCCTTGCAAACGGTGAGACCTTCACTGTGGACTTCAGCGCTGTCAACGGTGTTGCGCAACTGAGCTAGTAATACAACTGCGACGAGGAAACTACGGCAATGGCAAACTATGCACTACGTATTGGCGCTGACCCATTGCCTAGTTGGTACATTGGCAGCGCATTAAATACTTGGACAAGTCTTGGATCTTCTAGTATTGCCGAAGGTACAGGAGGGCTGTCGCAGCAAGCTTTAAACGCTTTTAGCGGCTGGGCAGTTCGCCAAGAAACCAGTCAAATTTACATTGGTCCTGTTGGCGGGCATGACGATGGCACAAACAACTGCATGATTGGATGTAACTTACAGGAGAATTCCCCTGAGTTTACGCTTCTTGCAGGAGGTTCAGCATCCACTAATGCTGGCTGGGCCTATGGAAGTGATGGAAAACCAGCTAGTCGCCACACTTATCAGCACAGCCATTGGAGCGAAGCGCGACAGCGAGTAATGTTGATTGGCGCCAGATTTCTAACGGGCACGCAGCAACAGCGCACAGTTGATGGATTTGATCCTGTCACTGGAGAATGGGATAGTCCAAATGCCACTAGGACTAACAATTCAATTCCTCTTGCAGATAATAGCTACAATGATGACGGTTTCTATCCATTAGTGCCAACTCTAGGGGCTTTTGGAAACTGGATGGACGGTGACGGAAGAGTTTGGACAAACAGTTTTGATGTGTTTGATCCCTCCACCAAGCTCTGGAGTGCTCCAAGTATTACAGGATATAGTCCAATAAACAATCCAAGGTGGCCTCAAGTATACGCGCCCTCTTTAGGAATTGCGTTTGCGCTACAGTATGGAAATGGCGAGGGGGCAGATTCAGGGCTTACGGCTGTAAAGCTTAATCCGACTACGGGAGTGCGCTCACAAATTACATGGAGCGCTGGAAGCTCCTCAGCAGTTTCTGCAATCACTGCGGCAACACCTGCTTATGCTGCCATGGATTGGGATGTTGAAAACAGTTGGTTTCTATTCTTCGCAGGCAGCGGAAATATCTACAAGATTATTCCGAACAGCGGCACAGAGTGGGATATGGAAATCTATTCTCCTTCAGGAACATTACCTACGCTTGGCAGTGGAGGACTAAATCGCCGCTTCTCTTATTTACCTATGTATAAAGGTTTTGTGTGCCAGCCTGATGGAGCACAACCTTTGTATTTTCTGAGGACTGCGTAATGGCTACAACATCACAACCTGCCGCAGGAACAGCTCTAAGCACAGACTGGACAACTTCCTTAGTTGCCCGAAATGAAGTTGAAACTACAGCCAGTACATTGGCTGCAGGCTCTGCTACACGAAGTGTCGTGTCGGATGGCGTAGCTTTTAGTACGGACTCTGACGGCAGATATTTAATAGGTGTATCGACCGGCTCAGGCTCAAGAGAAGAGTGGTCGGGAATTTCTGCCGGCGCCGAACGCACGCTGATGGTCATAGTAAAGCGTGTTTCTACTGGTGCAGATCAATCTTTACTTGACAGCGATGACTCCGGGGACCGCGTATGGCAGTGGTACATAAACCCTTCCGGCCAAGCTGTGTGGGGAATCTGGAACACAGGAGGAAGCCCACAATTTTCTAACTCTTCAGCTTCTGTAAGTACCTCTACGCCTCAGACAGTACTTCTGCGTATTCGCAATGATGCTGGTACCTATAAAGTACGACAGTGGGTAAACGGCGCTGCTGAGACAGAAGTTTCTTTTACTGGAACTCCTCTAGCTTTGAGTTGGCTAGTCTCTTTAGGGGATCGACGTGGAGGAAGTAAAAGACTTGATTCTAATATATATTGGTGGGGTATCTGGAATAGGGCACTTTCAGATTCTGAATGTAATGCACTAGGCTCGAATGGTTGGGCAGTATATGATCCTATCGGCAGTGGATACACAATCACTGCGGATCAGGGAACGTACTCGTTAGCTGGACAAACTGTTGGACTTCTGGCAACCAGAGCCATAACTGCCGAACAAGGAACTTACTCACTCGCCGGTCAAGACGTTACGCTTACTAAGGAAACTCCTGGCCAGTTCGTGATGACTGCAGACGGTGGCAGCTACGCATGGGTCGGCGAAGATGCACTGGCAGATTATGCGATGAATGCAGATGGCGGTACGTATAGTTTGGCGGGTCAGGCTGTAGGATTCAGCCGCACATTCCCGCAAGCGTACTCGCTAACTGTCGATGCTGGAATCTACGGATGGACTGGTAGATCAGTTCGTCTAGTCTGGTCAGGTGAGCCAGTAGTTCCTAGTCGTGGCGCAGGTATCTATATGGGAATGCGGATAGGACTCTGATTCTCTAGCAACACGCGAACAAAACAAAGCCCCCGATGGATTTCTCCAAAGGGGGCATTTTTACGTCTGTTGGTTTCGGCTAGTTCAGTGTACTACTAATCGGCACCACAATGATACTCCTCATCGAATACAACTTCTTCGTCAGCATCTCACACAGTGCCAACATATCATCCCGCGTGAATGTCCCTGCTACCGCAATCTCACAGTGTGTCGCTATCTCAAGGATCTGAATGTAAACATCCTTGTCTTCCTGATCATGTAGCTTTCTCATCAGATCCGGATGCTTGCGAACTTCTGTGTGCAGGTCAAGGATTTGTTGTGGGAAGATTTCGATGTTCAGCCGTTTGTTCTCGGCGCTCACATCAACTCCAATTCCATCGACTCAAGTTGCCGCGCCTGAAAGATTGCATCTGCCAGTGCATGATGTGGTTCACCGTTCTCAATCTTCGGGTCTACCATTGTGCCGAACAACTTCTTCACCGTTCGGAAATCTCGCACATCATTGTACTTCCAAGGAAGGTCACGATTACATTGCCGATACGCATCTGCCAGAATCGCTGTGTCGAAGTCAGTACCCTTACACCAGATGATTGGTCGGGCCCCGATTGATGTAGCGTGTTTCCAGATGAAGTTGTTGAGTTGTACCAGCGCAGAGTCTAGACTAGTTGCACCCGCACAAGGACATTTACCTTCACCTTGTTCTGCCCACCACTTCATTGTGCTGATAGATCGTGTGCGCGCGAACTGAGTTTCAATGTCGAGTTCTGTGTAGAAAGTTGGCCGATGTTCTTCGTAAAAGAACTCACCGACCGAGTACACTACACAGGCACCGATGGAGAGAATGACTGCACTAGGAACTGTGTCGTACGTTTCCAGATCGACCATGAAGTGGACTGTACGACCTGCTTGAGAACTATCTTGACTCATGAACTAATACTCCTTCAGTTGGTTGATGGATGCGAAGTTTTCTGGCTGCTCGTAGTTTCTTCTCTCGCTTACTAAGTGGAGGTGGCCGTGGTACATCAGCTTCACAGAATCCGAATGAGTACCATTCTGTATATGGGCCACATCCAGTACTACGAGTGTAGCGACTGATGTATATGAGATTCCGGGGTCGGGTGTGCAGAACAGCTAGCCAGCGGTTCACAGTTGTTTGGGAAAGTCCGGTATGTTCCCGGATATCAGCTCTGCACACTTCTCTAGTACACATGAGAGCGATCATCTGTTTCCAGGCAATCGCCTCAATTGACATCTTAGCTCTTCGATTCGTTTCCTTCAGCGCCTTCATTCCCAGACTTATCTGCTCTGCCCTGCGCGGCTTCATCGCTGTATCTGAGACCCTTATATCGGATGCTGAGTTTGTTTGCATTTTCCTGTAGTACCTCTTGTTCGCTGATTCCGTATAATTGCATCACAGCTTGCACGTAGAACCGAAGATCGCCAAGTTCTTCTACAAGATTCTTTCGATCTAGCTCCTTGCCGTAGATAACTTCTCGTTTCACTACATCTGCAAGCTCGCCAGCTTCTCCACAGACGCCGAGTGCTGCATGCAGACACATCTTATCTAGAGATTGCTGCTTGAACAGCAGTGCTACAAACGCATCATACCGAACTGTCTCAAGTGCGCCGCCATCCAGACGAATGACAACGAAGCTGTTTGCACCGGGGTGTCCTTTGAAATCTTCGGGACTACTAGTTTGTTGGTCGGGGGTCATTTAATGCTCGCTCTTTCTTCAAGTGATAGTAAACCATAGTCAACCATAGAAGTATCAACATCCTCTATGATCTTCCGCTTGGGTAGGAAACCTTTGTTGCCGGGAACTAGCTGAAGCTTCTCAGCCGCAACCAAGTTCTGCAGCAATACTCCTAGATCTGACATCTTCTCCAGATCATTCGACACGTGTTTCCAGACTTCTTTGAATGTCAGGATTGTGTGTGTTGATTCTGCCAGTTGAATTATCTTGTGGGAGACGTCGCTGTGTTTTGCTTTTCCGAACTCTCCGAGGGCTCGGGGCATGTGATGTTCTGCAGCTGAGAGAATAGTGTTTGCATATATGACATGTTTTTCATCAATCTTTCCAGTTGCGTCGCTGGCACTACAAAGGACCGTGAGTTTAAGGAGGTGCGTGAACCGTCGGTTACTATACGACTCAAATCGTACGTCGTCGACTGCAAGATTCCGTTGATAGATTTTATCAAGGAGTTTCTCAGCGCTTCCTGATAGCCTTGCTGATCCGATTGCTGTGGCTTTGATCCGTCGTAGCAGTTCGAGAACTCTAGCGGTTGCTTCAGGGGGCGGTGGTGGAGGGAATGTGATTCGTCTACTTGCTCTGTCTGCATAGATAAGGAGAAGTCTACTGAAAAATCCCTGACCAAGTATCTCAGTTGGGAATGCAAGACTAAATCCCGTTGGCGTATTTCCTCCGATGATTGAGATTGTAGGGTTGTTGATTTCAACTGATTTCCCTGTCTTGATTCGATTCTTATATAGTCCATGATAGTCCCACATATTACCGAGCATGGATATGAACTCAATGTTCCCATTCCCGATGAAGTCGTTGAATTCGTCGATTGCTACAAACATCTCGCAATCGGGCTTAGCTCCTCCCTCCCCAAACAGGTTCTGATCTAGCAATTGTTCTGGAGTCATGAGTTCTCCATCACTACCTTCACCTGCCAGGTCTAGAAGGAACTTCTCTTTGCTTGTCCGTTCCGCTGCGAACTTCTGATACCCTGTCTGTTCTACTAGTTTTCTCATCAACTTGATCGCAGTTCCTTTTCTTGTTCCTGCAGATCCAATCAGCATGCAATAAATATTCGGATAGATATGAAAATGTCCGTGATCGAAATGGTATTGTCGTCCGAGCATTGCGCCTAGTCCGGTGATCGCAGCCCAACGATTGAAGATCGCAGGAACTTCTGTCTCACCGCAGTAGTCGATATAGCTGGAGAAGAAGTCCTCCATTTGTGTTCTCGGTTGGTGGGAAGATGGGCGGTTGGTTGGGGTTATTTAGCTGCCGCTGACAGTGATATTGAAAACTTGTTCAAAGTCCAACAGTGTAACTGTATCTCCTGGACCGACTGCAGGCGCTTTCTGAATTTGTGCCAATGGCTCACCTTTCAGATTCACCAGATTGAAAACAAATCCCACTGTTCCAGGAATGGTACCGTTGATTACTTGCAGCTGAAGGCCGTGAGCTACTAATTCTCTACCTTGCAACATCTCGTATATCAAAGTCTTGTACAGTTTGGTGGTTGCCATATCAATTCTCCTGAGGTGTACGAACAATACCTTGCGCCAGCAAAAACTGATCCAGCTTCTCAGACAGATCAAACCAATCTTGCCCGAACTCTGGTGCAGTATTCAGTGCACGATCTAGCAGAGCTTGCAGTTTGAGAAGATCGGTTCTGCCGGTTATGGTGAACTGTAGGGTAGGGTCTTCTTTGGTGATTTCGTCACCAGCCCAAGCGCGTACGTGAATCATCGAATTCTCCTAAGCTTGCGCAATTTAAATGTACGAACACAACGATTAGGTCTTGGCAAGTATCGTCGCAGCAGTTTCAACTGTCCGCCGCTGACTAGAATATATCTTGGCCCGGCTGACGTAGCACTACGAAACACTTGATCTAGCGCTATTTCGAATGCTTCGTATGAAATTGTATCAGCTGTCATTCGGTCTCACTCCAATACTTCGCGGGAATCAACTTCCCACTTACTTTATCAACCCGTCCGAGTTTGAGGGCGGCGGGGACTGTGAAGGTGCGGTACACTCCAGATATATCGCGGACTGTGACAGGAATCTCCATACATTCTCGCACTCTTTGCGCGTGTACTTCATGTCCCGCAGCATAGCTGAAAAGAATGCTGTCGTGGATTTGGGCATGAAGGCGGAAAGTCTCTGGATTAGGGAGAGCAACATCGTAGAATACCCTCAACCACGCTTCATTAAGTGTTCGCGCATTAAGGGATTGAGGGCAGTGAGCAACGAGTGCATTGAGGTCAGGCTTCGAGCTATCTGGCTTTCCAAAACAGTAGCGGGTCCAGTCTCCGGATTCAATATATGTGCGGACAGCCTTCTCGTCACTACCATACTGGAGTCGATTAGCCTCAGTGTGGTGATAAGCTCGGCTCGTAATTCTTCTAGTTGTTGTGACTTCATAGGCAACGGACGCATAGTAAGTTCCCGGTGAGTAGAGTTTATGTTCGCACTTGTCAAGCTTCAGAACCATTCGCACCTGGTCATTGCGGATATGAATGGGACCGCGCAGTTTTGGGTAGGTCAGATGGAACTTGGTGAGCAGATGTTCGGCGACCGCGCCCGCAGCAATGTACGGAAGTGCCAGCAGCTTCTTCGCCATCCATACTTTATCCAATCCCATTGTGTCCACCATTACATCCGGGCCCATGTTATATGTAGCGCCGTGGTTAGTACGCTTGGACAAATCTCTGAGCGGCTTATCCTTAGTCTTCCCGGCGGCACTATCATAGATAGATTCATAAGGGCGACCAAAAAATGCGGACGCGTTATGGCTGTGAAAATCTCGGTCGCTTGAGACGGCAGCAATAAGTGCGGCATCTCCCGATATGAATGCAGAGTCTCTGGATTCAGCCTGTTCAAGATCACTCTCTCCAAGGTAGAATCCATCGTCGGCACAGATTGTTGTCTTGGTGTGAGATGGTTCGCCGGGCTCGCCTCTTGGTACGTTTTGTATTTGTAATCCAGTCCAGAAGTGGTGCTCTCTACTAGCCAACCTTCCGGTGTCTGTGCCGTGAGGATTGAGGTTGTATAGGATGCGACCGTGGAATTCTTTACCACCGCCTTTCCCATTTTTATCTGCGTCATCATCAATCCTCAAATATGTGGTAGCAAGTTTTCTCAGCCCACGAATCGACAACACCTTATCAATCACACGTGCGTTCAACGGGTGACGAAGTTTCGCTTTGGAAAGATCCTTCTCATTGGTGGAGTCAATGTCTGCACATCCGAGGAGTTTGAGAAGACTCTTAACTTGGACAGGTGAGCCTGGATTGAAGGACGGCGCGCCCAGCATGCGACGGAGACTTGACAATGCGGCTTCTTCTTCCGTGTCAATTCTACTACGAGCAGATAGCAACGCATCATGATCCCTTTTCAAACCTGTCATCTCTGCAAGCAAACACGGATACACCAGAGGAAATTCTAGTGTATAGTTCCTTCGGGCCCAGTCTGGTGCACCGAGCAACTGCTGGACCCATACGTTCGCTGTAGCCCAGGTATCCATTGCATTGTATTTATAGTACTCATAAAGGTCGCTAGTTTCCGCGAGGTCTTTCCAATATACCACCTTTCGTAGAAAGAAGGCATTAAGGAAAGCAAGATCCTTTGGTAACTCGGAATACCAACTATGAAAGAAATGTTGAGTGTCCCAGAGCCAGTTTCTTGCTGGAGCGTTATAGCGCAACAAGTACGCGTTGTCGTACTTTCCGTTTTGGAAGATTTTCTGGGCGGGAAGGTCATTGATTTTCCTCATCCACACGAGATTGAACACACTATCCATTGGCAGGACATAGGAGCGCGTAGCCAACCGCCCGCCAGTCCCGATGAACACACCACAATAGCCGATACATCGGATCGAGAGAGGCGTCTGGAATGTTTCGATATCCGCTGCAATAGCGTAGGCTTGAGATAGATCATGATATGCTGCCTCAGTCTTGGATGCCGAATCTAGAACATGCCACTCGAAGTTCGTGGCTTCCGGCCAGGAAGTTGCTGCACAAACTTTAGAGATATACCGTTGGGCAAGGAACTTACCGTACGGGACGGTGAACAGTTGTCGGAGTGGACTAATGAACACAATCTCCAGAGACTTGTAGGTGAATACCGAACCTGCATAATCTGAGATGGATTTCGGAATGACAGTGGAGCCAGCTCGTTCCACAAGTTTCTGGAGAAGGGGGACGGAGGTGCAGACAACACGCGTGACTCGCTTCTTCTCACAATACATCTCCAGATGTGTTAGCATGACCATCGGTTCCAAACAGACCCAGACGGTGTGGCCATTAAAAAGCCCCTTCAAATAGGGTATATATTCTTTGTCTTCTGGTGTGCCGATGAAAGCACATATAAGTTCTGTCATAGTTTGTTAAGCTGAGCAGCTTCTTTGAACACTTGGACGGCTCTAGTATTGTAGGCAAGAGCAGCAAGCCAGGCTGTGGGGAAGTATCCTATCCTGCGATTAGCGCAAGTAGCTACAAATTTCTTCTCTGTATTACAGAAGTGAACACCACGATAACCGGAAGTATTGCTAGCCGGCAATGCTATGTTGGCAGCATTTTTGGAGTGATTACTAGAACGAAGATTATCTCTGCGATTGTCAAGCTTGTTTTGATTCTTGTGGTCTACCATTTCAACGTCAGGCAGAATAAGCTTATGCAGATACTGTCTCTTGACAGGCTTACCTGTGTAGACAATTGCATAGCCAGGCTCAACTATCTGAGCTTTATACAGTTTGTACTTCTCGTAGTCCTCAGGATCTAGAAGAAGTCCTCTGTACTGCACAAGCTGTATCACAAGCAGACAAGATTGTTTACTCATATCTACCTCACTGGGAAGCACTAACGAATATACCCTCCGAGAGCTTGTGACTCAGGGAAGGTATATGATGTCAGGACTACCGATTAGAACGGATTTTCCCGCATGTCAAGCAACCGCATCGTGTCATGATACGGAAGCTTCAGCCAATCAATTACTTCCAGCTTGGCTTTCTGAATGCACAGTCGTTCGACTTCTTCGCGAGCATTCTTGATGCGCAGATCCATAGCTTCACCGACTGTCAGTTTCGGATTCTGCCAAGGATTGATGATTCGATCTGTGACACAGCCACCAACGTCAGGGCCGCTCATCATGCCACCTTCATTTCCACAATATCCGTATAACTCTGCGTCTTATCCTTGTTCTGACGCACCCGGGTAACTACCGCAACAGTGGCACCTTGCAGATCCGCAATCAGTTCGCGGTTCGTCTTGGCCCCGAAGTGTTCGGCAGCAGAGGCCAGCAGTTTCTTGAAGCTGCCCTGACCAATAGGATTGTCTAGCAGATACAGAACCGAAGTTTCTGCACCGGCGGCCGGGGCCACATCATCACTGCTGGCCAGTTCCAGAGTCTCCACCAGCTTCATGCCGACTTCAAAACCAGGATGGTTATTCACACGATCTTTCGGGGCAGTCTTGTCGACGATCTTCAGAACTACAGCATGGGTTCCAGCAGGAAACGGCTTGAATTCCGGCAGGTCGGCCAAGTCGTCCAGCGTGCCATCGAGAAGGGAATTGACGTCGAAGTTGTCGTTGCTCATTTGAGTGTTCCTAGTAAGTGAGAGAGATGATTCAGAATGAATCGGGGTTGGAAAGGGGATAGATGTTTGCGTGTTGAATGATGAGATCTACTTTTTCATACAGTTCCTCCAAGGTTCCTTCGTTGACAAGAAGATAGGTTTGATCTGGCGTAGTGAATCGGAAACCTGCCTCAGATTGGTGGGAAGGAATTCCGACTGTACCATCGGCTCCAGGCCGTGTCAAGTGGATAATGATGCCACCATTCGCGATGATCCAATCATACTCGTTCTGGAATCTGACATCCGTAATTGCTACCACATCATCAGCATCGTAGGCGACCGAGGCGCCAAGACCGTTCAGTAGATTCGCCATCCGGTAGATCCAGAAATCGGCGGCCACATCTGCAAGCAGCTTGCCCAGAGTATCTCGAACCATCTCAGTTCCGAAGAACTGTGCGATCTGGCGAGGTGTTACACTCCAGTTTGGATGAGGAACTTCCTTAAAATCCGGATCATGGAACCAGTCGATTCCAATATCAAACATCTTCGCAGCAGCTTCTTTCAGACCATCAGCGAATGCCAGCTTCCAGGTGAGATCGTGTTTCTGATGAAGGTAACTGCCGACAGTATCTTTCCCTGAGCCAGCATGTCCGCAGATACCGATGAGTTTGCAAGAGACTTTGAGACGTGGATTCATTTCGTACCTTTCAGTTTCTTAGTTGCGCCAATTTTGTTCTTGGCTAGCCACGGTTTGATCTTCTCAATCGCCGCATCTCTGGCTACTTTTGCTTCGGACAGGGAATCGAAATTGCCGAGGTTGATATTCAACTGCACTTTGTATCTGCCTCGTTGTGTGTCGAAACTTATGTACTTTCGATCCGCTAGCTCCTTAGCACTTTCTTTGTGCATAATGACAGGTAGAGTCATTTCGTGGTTCCTTTGGTTGCTGATGCTGCTGCATCCATTTTCGCCTTTAGCGCGGCAAGTCCGGAAACTGCGGCAGTTGCTGGAGTCTTATCTGTGACTGGATTACTGGTGACTCGTTCTCCTTTGAATATAGGAATCAGGCTGGCTTCCTGTTGAGATTCCAGTGAAGTTCCGGACCGTGAACCGGTCAGAATATTCCCATTGTACGCAGTGGAAGATCCTGCAACATGCCGCTTGTTTTTGACTTCACAGTACACTACCTCGTCGAAATACTTTGCAGTGTTCCTGGAGAAGTTCCTGGTTCCAGCAGTCGGCACCAGCTTATCCTTCCCATCTTCCATCTTCACTTCAGTCTCATGACTGATACATACAACATGGAAACCTGCCTGCTGCACATGACTGAGGAACACATCCATCAGCTTACCGAGATTCCCCCAGTCATCGTAGTCTAGCTTGTAATCCTCTGGCTGACTCTTGGTAATATGCGCGATAGCGGAATTCGTCAACTGTGTGAGCGAATCAAAAACAACAATACTATCGAGAGGTAGCTCAGACAGACACAGTTCAACTGACGGTGTAGCTGCTGCATCCTTACTGCACGACAGGCAATTCCATTTTCCATGCAGCTCGCATATCTTTCCACGTCCACCCTTTATTGCCTTTAGGCAAGTTTCGATTGCGATTGGATAGCTCCGGGTGTCAGGCAGAGATATCACTTCAATCCGTTCTTGCTGTTCCAACGGTAGCTTCAGAAGTGTATCGACACCGTTTTCCAGATCGAACCAGATTAGATTGAAGGCTCGGCTGAGTTCGCCAGCGAGCTGAGTTTTCCCGGATTTGGGCGGTCCGAAGAGAAGAACACGGTGGGATTTTGAGGCTGTTTTCTGAGAGAGTTTCATTGTGTTGACACCCACTGGTTAGATACAAGTACAAGGTGCTGTAGAAGATTCATACCGTTCGGAGTCATCTTGAGAATTGTCTTGCCATCCTCATCCATGCTATCTTCCAGAAGTTTTCTGTCGTGAAGATTATTGGCCAGTCGTTGCTTAGTTGCACTAAGTGTGTGATAGGTATGATTTCTGCCTCGGAAGTCTGCAAGAAATTCAATGTGTGCGATTGTCAATTGAGTCGGGGCTGTGTTGATTGCCATGATTAGATTCCTAGTCCAGAGAAGTCCCGCTCGGGGAAGGTTCTGAAAGTCACATAATTGCCGGCCACGCCATCGTCCTCGCGCGTGCCATCTTCCTTCAGCAGCACAGGCTCAGACATGGGCACGCCCAGCGAATCCTTGGCTTGCACCAATTCAAGGAGCGCCGGCGCTGCCGGGTCGAACGGTTCCTTGTAATGCTTCATTCCCTGATTCAGGAACTCGCGATCGAACTTCTTCCCCATCAGGTTGAATTGCACGCGGATCGTTACCGGATAGTAGCTGTATCCGTTCTCGGTTTGCTGCTGGTCGCAGGTGATGCTTTCGACTTTGGCCTGCCGCTCGCCGACGCCGTAGAACGCATCCGTGTTGACGGCGTTTTTGTAGAGCGTCGATAGCGTGATGACTTCCTGAAGTGTGGAGAAGTTCTTTTTTGCAACTAGCACCGGGCGTGCATCCTCTTGCTCGGGTGGCGGGTCGAACTTCTGGAGCGCGGTATTTCTGATTGAAACATCGAAGATGTCTTTCTCGATTGGCACGGTAAATTGATGCC